TAATAATAAAACAAACAATTATGGTTTACAAAGAAAGCGAATACATTACAGAACAGTATTCAGAGATGAGTATAGCACGTTTAAAATTTACAATTCAAAATAGAGATGAGTATTTGTCTGCACACGTAGAAAGATGCGAACAAGAATTAAAAAGCAGGGGGTTATGATTACATTACTAAACGGAGAACATTGGGGCAAAGAAGAAATACTTACTCAAATGTACAACGATGATTTCTATTATCAGCATCTAGGTAAACACGCTTTGAGTAGCAGTAGTCTAAAGATGATTCTTAAAAGTCCAAAGACTTACAGGAATGTAATTAAGTACGGAAACCCTGATAACGAAAGCCCTGCATTATCAGCAGGTAAGTTAGCCCATTGGATGGTACTTGAACCACACAAAATAGATGAGTTGCATTTTGTTGAAGCATCCACTAAGAACACCAAAATATATAAGGAAGCTAAAGAAGTACACGGAGAAGTATTCTTAAACAAAGAACGCAAAGCAGCAGAACGATTAACGGATGCAATCTTTAGAAACGAAGCAGCACTACAATTACTAAACAAATCACAGTTTGAAATACCTGCAATAGAAATGATGGAGGGATTACCCTTTAGAGGGAAAGCAGATATAATACAAGGTAATACCATTATAGATTACAAAACTACTGGTTCAGATTTAGCTTCCTTTAAATGGAGTGCTGACAAGTACGGCTACGACTTACAAGCATATATGTATAAGCGAATGTTTAAAGCAGATGACTTTAAGTTTTTAGTAATTGACAAAGCGAGTTGTGATATTGGAATATTTGAAACGTCAGAAGACTTTATAGCAAGAGGTGAAGAAAAATTCTTTGCAGCAGTCGAAAACTACAAATACTTTTTTCAAGGAGATACAGACCTTGACCAATATGTAATGAGAGGAATATTATAAAAAAAATTAGTTTATATCTTGTTAATTAAAAAAAAGGTTATATATTTACAAAGTAAAAGGGGATAGCCGAAAACCTAAAGAGTAGGCAGCAAATAAATAATTAAATTATGAAAACAACAACAGAAGTTAAAGTAGGAAAGTTTGATTTAAACTACCCAACAAAACAATTAAAGCACTCTATTGTAAATAGGGATTTCGTTCAGAACCATTCGGATTCTTTCAAAAGTAAAGTAGAAGAATTTGGTTGGTTAGTTCCGATAGTAATAGACCAATACGGTAATATAATAGAAGGACATCATAGAGTTGAAATGGCAATTAAAATAGGTATGAAAACATTACCCGTTTATATTGTTGATTGGATAGACACAAGTAATAAAGATGAGTATCTACAATACATTATAAGTTTAAATAATGCAAACAGAAAATGGAGTGCTTTAGATTATTTAAAAAGCTATGGTACAAGCGGAACAAGTAAAGACTATTCTTTTGTATATAAAAAATATTTAGAAACTAAAGATGTATTTTCCGTTGGAAACGTTTTAAATATATATTTTAACACAGGGTGTAGCGTATCTTTTAAAAGAGGTAGTTCTACAATAAAAAACCTTGCTTTTAGTGATTACCTTTTTAGAAAGTTTTATAATATGAAAAAGCACTATGGCGGTGTAAAAATACAGGCTTTCACAATCAATAGGGTTTGTGCATTTGCTCATCAAAAAATAAAAGGAAACCTTTCCGAGATGAAATACATCTTTGACCAATTAGAACAACTAGCAGAGAATGACAGTCCTGTATTATCATCGGTTGAGCATATAAGACCTTTCGTAAATAAGCAACTAAAGTTATACAGAGAAATAAAGAATGATTAAATTATACAACCAAGATTGTATGGTAGCACTAGCAGGGTTCGAGGATAATGCCTTTGACCTTGCTATTGTTGACCCACCTTACGGTATAGGTTTTGGGCAATTTAATAGAACTAACAAAACAACAGATGGAACAAGAGTTAAAGCAAATAAATACAAACAATCTAATTGGGATGAATCAATACCAACGGAATTTTACTTTAAAGAATTGTTTCGAGTAAGTAAAAATCAAATAATATGGGGCGGTAATTATTTCCCTTTTATATGGAATTATGGGGGTAAAGGTTTTATTTATTGGCACAAAGGAAACCCTGTTCCTAATTTTGCAGACGGAGAGTTGGCTTGGACTTCATTTAATAAAGTAGCCAAACAATTTGACTTTAGATATTATGGTGGTTTAGAAGGAAACACTTCAGCTTCTGAAAAATACCACCCCACTCAAAAACCAATACAACTTTACGAATGGCTTCTAATGCATTACGCTAAAAAAGGAGATAAAATATTAGACACACACTTGGGTAGCGGTTCAATAGCTATTGCTTGTCATAACTTGGGGTACGATTTAGAGGGATATGAATTAGATAAAGACTATTACGAAGCAGCAAGTAAAAGACTAAAGGAACATCAATCTCAAATGAGAATGTTTTAAATGAACAAAGACATAGTAGAAGAGTTTTATTTCCTTGCACTCTTAGATATTAGAGAAGGAGTTTCATTACAAGAGTTAGAGGACGTGATACAACTCTACGAGGATGTAGAAGACTACGAAGCCTGTGCAGGGATTTTAAAAGCAGTAAACGAAGCAAGATACGATACAATAAACAACCTAATAGAAAAAACAAATGGAGATACTACAAGAGATTAAACACCTAGTTGAAAAAGAACTACAACTAAACCTAGACAACAAAACACGCAAAAGAGAATACGTATTCGCTAGAGCAGTTTATTATAGATTATGTAGCGAGTTTACTAAACACTCATTAAACGCAATAGGAGAAACAATAAACAAAGACCACGCAACTGTGATACACGGGCTAAAGATATTCAAATCGTTTTTAGATTTTCCTAATATGTATCAAGCTGAAATAAACGCATACGATAACATACACCCAACACTAAAAAAGATTAGTAACGAAATAAAAGAAGAAGCACCTGAAACAATACTGGAAAGGTTTGCAAGAGAAAAGCAGGAAATGACAAACGAAAGAAACAACAGTATAGAGAAATACAATACACTAAAAGACAAACACAATAAGCTACTCAAATACTTTAGTAAGTTTGAGAAGAACGCTTATGAGAAATACGCTGAACTATGATGGGAAGTATCTTTTTCTTTTTCTTACTTATTTGGTTTATAACACTAGCATCTATTTGGACTTACTTTGAAGATTACTACAAAAAAGACAATGAAGATAACTATAATTAAAGTTAACAAAATATATGAAAGAGTACACAGATGAAGAAATACTAGAAATAGGACATAAAGAGTTTGGATTGCAATATGATGATGAAGATATAATATACTTTGTAGAAGGATTCAAAAAGGCAATGAAAATAACCATATATAATGTATAAAAACCATACATTTTTATAGGATATGTATAGATAATGTGCGAAAACTATACATAATGCTATTTAACAAACCGTTATAAATCTTATTGTATAATTGAATAATCAATCTATTTCAAATGGATAAGAGAATAAACAACGGAGGTGCTAGACAAGGAGCAGGACGTAAACCTAAGAGCGAAGAAATTAAATTAGTAGAAAGACTAAGCCCATTAGAAGATGATGCGTTAGCTGCAATGTCAGAGGGTGTAAAGTCAGGAGATATTAAATGGATTAAGTTATACTTAGATTATTACGTTGGACGCCCAAAAGAAACTAAGGACATTACCATTAACGAAGATTTGCCATTATTCTTAGACTAGATGCAGGTAAGTAAAACCAAAGCACTAGGCAAACTTAGAAGACTAGACAAACGAATTAAGGTTGTCAGAGGTGGAACGTCAGCAGGAAAGACTATTTGTATCTTGCTTATCTTGATTGACTACGCTATAAGAAACAAAGGCAAAGAGATTAGTGTAGTAAGTGAAAGCATACCGCACCTACGTAGAGGTGCTTTAAAAGACTTCTTAGGCATCTTAAAGGGGATGAATAGGTATAAGGATAGCCAGTTTAATAAAAGTACCTTAAAATACACGTTTACAAATGGAAGTTATATTGAGTTCTTTTCAACCGACCAAGCAGATAAATTGAGAGGGGCAAGAAGAACAGACTTATATATAAATGAGTGTAACAATGTACCCTTTGATGCTTACCAACAATTAGTAGTAAGAACATCAGGAAATATTTGGTTAGACTATAACCCTGCTTCATTATTTTGGGTTGACAAGGAATTGATAGGAAAAGAAGATACCGACTTCATTACACTAACCTACAAGGACAATGATTCATTATCAGAAACTATTGTAAGGGAAATAGAGAAAGCAAAAGAGAAAGGTAATACCTCAACCTATTGGGCAAACTGGTGGAGAGTATATGGACTAGGGGAACTTGGTTCATTAGAGGGTGCTTGTATTCCTGACTGGAAAGAAATTGATACAATCCCTGTTGAAGCTAGACTACTAGGATATGGAATGGACTTTGGATATTCTATTGACCCTACAACTTTAATAGCATTGTACAAATGGAATGATGCTTATATATACGATGAGGTTCTTTATAAGAAAGGAATGCTTAACAGAGATATAAGTAGATTCCTAGATGCAAACGATATAAGAGAAACCATTGTAGCAGATTCAGCTGAACCTAAATCAATTGCAGAACTACAACAATATGGACACAATATACACGGTGTAAGTAAAGGCAGGGATTCAGTAGTATATGGAATAAACCTAATGAACCAAAACGAGATATACGTTACAAGCCGTTCTAAGAACCTTAAAAAAGAATTAGGTGGTTATATATGGGCAAAGGATAAAGAAGGCAATACACTACAAAAGCCAAGCGGTCTACATCCTGATTGTATAGATGCTGCACGTTACGTTTTAACTGACCAATTAGAGAACCCAAACAAGGGAGAGTATTTTATTTATTAAAAAAATATTCAAAAAGTTTTGTAGTTTATAAAATGTTTATATCTTTGTAATATAACATTAAAACAATTACACAAATGAAAACAAATTTTAAAAACATTAATCAGATTGTAAACTGTAATTCCATTGAAATGGTGGATAATACAAAGTGGATAAAATGGTATTTAAACCAAAAGAAATCTAATACACAAAAAAACCTTGACAGTATAGTTTTTACATTACAGGATATTATCTAAAAAAACAAACAATATGAGTTATTTAGTAGATGAGTACGAAAGTTATTTAAGAAGCATTGGAGATACCAATGAAAAGCCCTGCGAAACTTGTGGGCTACCGACAGAAAAAGAATTTTGTTCGGGTTTATGTTTTGAAGCATATTTACATTAAAAACAAATTATTATGAAGATTCAAGAAACACAAGAATACCGATTAGTTAAACAATTAACCGCAAAGGAAAACAAGGTTAGATTAATCAAAGCAGCATTTGCTGTAACAACTTTTATGGTTGTAGCCTATGGAGGTATGATAGCAACAATGGACTTATTGTTATATTTATGGAAGGCTTAAAACAATGGCAAGTCATTAAGGCTTGTTGGGACAAAGGATTTTTTGTAGAACAACATCCAATGGGTAGAGGATGGTCTAAGAAACCTTTTCCTGTTCAACTTGTGATGGATTTACAAGGACAGAAAAATATGGGTACAGGTTCTTATGAGCAGAATAGTAAGGCTTTAGAGGAAAAAATAAATGAAATATATTTGTATATGTATAAAAAATTTGTATATTAGTAGAAGATTAGTTTTTGATTTTAGTTTTTAATTAGTAATGCGGAATAGGGAGGTGGAAACACTTCCCTTTTCTTTTTATACATAATTCACTTAATTTTATTGTATTAATATGAGAGTTGAAATAATAGTACCAAGCAGCTTAAATGATATTACCCTAGAGCAGTATCAGAAGTTCGAGAAGATAAACACCGAAGACAATGCGGATAGTAACTTCTTACTACATAAGACCGTTGAGATATTTTGCAACCTAGAACTAAAGGACATTG